TTGTCCAGTGTCCCCTGATACCTGCTCTGATATTCGCCCGGCTTCCGGTCCAGCACGCTCTGCAGGTTCTTCCGCGCGTTCGCCACCGCGTCGCTCTCATGGTATCCGGCCTGATAGGCTCCCAGGGCCGAGGCCGTGCTGTCGCTCAGCCCCTGCAGCCCTCCCTTGTAGGCCCCTCCGCCGTTCTGCGCGGCGTACTGTTTCTGTCTCTCCACACTGGTCAGTGCCATCTCCGCTCGCCCTCCTTATTCCCCGATCTTCTTTCTGACGGCCTTCGTCTCTTCTTCCGTCAGGCTTTCCGTCATGATGATTCCGTTGTTCTCCTCGATCCCGTCGATCAGCCGATTCAGGTAGCTTTTCAGACTCCGGATCTGATCCTCCGCCGTTCCGTAGGTTTCCGGCGGCCGTTCTATCGGTTTAAGTCGCATCTCCGCCCACCCCCAGGATTCTGGATATGTTGTATATTCTGACCTCGCCCTCTCCCGTCAGCCGGAACCGCAGATGGTCACACCGCCGCGGCGCTACCGGCAGAACAAAGCTCCCGGTCTTTCTTCCCCTGATCTCGCCCTGTTTCTCCCATTCTCCGCTGGAGTCGTACATGATCCAGAGCGTCATCACTGTCCCCGGCTCGATGTACATCCGGATGTCGAATCGGCTCAGGTATTTCTGCTGCCGGTAGTCCGTCCCGAACAGCCCGAATTCCGCGCGCCACTCGATTTCCTCTTCCAGCACGCCGTCGCTTCCCAGCATGGCCACCAGCGTGTTGTCCTGCTCGTTGATGGCGTAGATCTCATCGCCGACCGCCGCGAACATCAGCGCCTTGAATCCGTCTTCCCGGTACCACAGGCCCTTCTCCGTGTCGTAGCAGAACAGGAACCACTGTCCCGCCTGATCCTGCATGCTGATGTAGTATTTCCCGCCGATGGCCCCGGCCCTGGCGTTCTTGTAGCGGATCCCGCCCAGCTGACGGCTCACGCTCTGCGGTGTGCTGCCGTCGTATACCATGACTTCCGTCCGGCTCTTGTACAGGATCGCCTCGTTCACCACGGCCAGGCTCTGCCCGCTGCCTTCCTGTACGCCCCGGCAGATGGTCGTTGTGATGCCGTAATTGCTCGGCATGGTTCCGGTCACCCGGATGATCGCGTTTTCTTTGAAGAATACCGGATATCCCCGCTGCGCGATGGCTCCGGTCCATTCTCCCGTCACGCCGACGCTGCCGGTCCAGCTGTCCATGCTCGTGCCGGCGTAAACATCCCAGTTCCGGAAGTCTCCCAGCTTGCAGGCCCGGATCTCGTTCACGAACTTTCCCCCGTGTCCCCCGTACCAGCAGCCCCACAGCCGGTTGTTGCTCTCGCAGATCCAGTCCAGATCCGGCACACTCCGGTCCGCCCGAACCGTCTGCGTGGCCAGCTCGGTGTGCGTCACGCTCAGCAGCCCGACGACGACGATATAGTCGTCTCCCCGGGCGTATACCATCTTGCTGCCGTTGAGTGCTTCCACCTGGGCCTTTTCCTTGTCTGTCTTGTCCTCCCCGGCCTTCAGTCCGCTGATCTGCACAACGTCGTCCACCCGGATCCCGGTCCCGATCCCCGTCGCCGAGATCTTCGCGAAGGTTGACGCGACCTCCACCCATTCCAGCGTCGCGCTGGCATACTGCCGCAGCACGTCGTTGTCTCCGCTCTGGTCGATCCACAGGTCGCCGTTCTGCGGATCCGCCGGCATGGCTGTGCTGATGGTGATGGCATCCATGTTGTATCCGGTCCCGTCCACCCGGCACATGTTCAGGCTGACGTCCTCGCCGGATCCGCTCCACAGCCGCTCCATGCTGCCGCAGTCCGTCGGATCAATGCTGTTGAAATACACTTTGTCCGGCCAGATGCAGACGTAGGCGCCCATGCTGACGATCTTTTTCGGACACATGTTTTCCGCCTCGCTGACGGTCAGCCCGGCCACCCGGTATCCTCCGTAGTAAACCTCCGGCCCGATGACCAGCGTCAGCCGGTATCCGCCCCGGATCCCGGCCAGCTTGTAGTTCCGGCCCGTGCTTTCATAGGTGGTGATTCCCCGCTTCTTCCGCTCGCTGAGCAGAGGATAACGGTCCCCGGACAGGTTCAGCATGTCGTACATTTCCCCGTCCCCGATGATGTCATTGTGGTTGTATCCCAGGAAGGTGGTCGTCTGCAGCACGCTCTGCTGCCCTTCCTGAATCATGCCCATTCTGATCACAGCCGAAACTCCCTTTCTGTGCTGATCGGCATCCGCGTCCGCGTCCACCAGTCGCTCAGCATATCATACGCGTTGTCGAACAGCGTCCTGTCCGCGTTGTATTTCTCGTATTCAAGGTTCACCAGGTCGATCTTGGTCATCAGCCAGTAGACGTAGACCATTGCGTAACGGTCCGGAACGATCAGCTCCGTCCCCGGATCCGTGCTTTCGTCGTATCTGGGCAGCTCGGCCTCTTCCTCCGTGTGTTCGTGCTTCATCAGCAGCTCGGTGTGGATCAGCCCTTCGATTTCGTCCAGGTATTTCATCTTCTTCCCGTCGTTCATCATGCTGGGTTTCATCTCGTTTACCCGGTCGAAGCATTCCTGAATGGTCATTTTCTCTCCTCCCCGCGGCCCCGCTCGGCCCTCCGGCAGCTTTCGCCGGGTTCTCTGTTTTCGTGTTTCTCCTCTGATGAAAAAAGCAAGGCAGGGATTCCCCCGCCTTGCGACCGGGTTTTCCCGGCTCAGAACTCCTTCGGCTTCATTACAGGATCGTGGCTGTCCCGCTCAACGGCCTTCATGTATTCTTCGGCCCTGATTTCCGCTTCGGTAAAGTTATTCAGCGCCTCCGCGATGGGTTCCGGCACTTCGTAGGTTCGCCCGTCCGCCGGAATCTGCCAGCGATGGTCGTTGACGCTTACGAAATGGCTGTCCTGTCCCTGCAGCCTGGGGCTGATAACCTTGACCATCCGCTTCCAGGGATCGTCCCCTTCCGCCGGTTTCACGGTTTCCGGCGTTCCGGCCTTCTCTTCAGCCTCCGCCAGCTTCGCCTGCATGGCGTCCATCTGGGCCTTCATCGCCGCGACTTCATTCCGCAGCTTCTCTTCCTCCGTCGGTTCCGCCGCGGTCGTGCCGGCGGCTTCTTCCTTCAGGATCTCCGCGCTGTTCTCCTGTACCGTTTCGCTCTTAGCCTTTGCCATTTGTATTGTCCTTTCTGCCCTTACGGCGGGCGATTCCTTATTCCTTTTAATCTTCTGCGTCGTCGGCGTCTTCCTACGCCGTTACGATTTCCTCGATGGCCCCGCTCTTCAGCAGGTTTCCGATAATGTCGTCGCTCAGCTCCAGCTCCTCGCCTTCGCAGTCAACGCCGACGATCGCTCCGGTCACGCCGTGCCGGATCGTCATGTTCCGGATCAGCTCCGTCTTCTCGTCGTTCACGATCACGGTCGTGGTCTCGACGATCTTATACAGCTTCGCGGGATCATCGTCCCCGAACCACTGCAGGTTCAGTTTCAGCTCCATTTCCTTTCCCTCCTTTTATCCAGAATGCCCGGGCAGGTTTCCCCGCCCGGGTTGACTGGTTTCGTCAGGCGACTCCGTAGGTGGTGTCGTTGTCCGTGTCGGTGGCGCTGTAGGAACCGCCGCTCCAGACGGTCACCATCCGCTCCTGATACATGATCTTCGCGCCCATCTCGAACTTGGTGCCCATGGTGCTGAACTGCTTCAGCGGTCCGCCGATCTTCTCCTTGCTCATGTAGATGGATTCCATTCCGCCGCCTTCTGGATCGAGAACAGCGAAGGCATCCTTCCCGAAGAACATGGTCTTGTAGGTGGCGTAGCTGTCGCCCACGGCCTTGATGACCGGCGCGTTGGTGCTTTCAATGAAACGGCAGCCGTGCAGCTCGCCGATCTCACCCTCGAAGATCTCCCGGGTCGCGCTGTACTTGTGGGCGTCGATCCAGTCCGGATGCTTCCGGATGTCATAGGCGACGTGCGGGTGTACGACGGCCACATAGGTGTTGCCCTCGAAGGTCGGCGCCAGGTTGGTCTTCAGGTTGGTCACCGCCTTGGCAATCATGTCCGGCGTCAGGTTGCACTTGTAGCTGCCCAGCGCGGTCAGCAGGGTCGCCTTGCTGGTTGGGGTGCTGACATAGGTGGATCCGTTGTAGGCATCGGCGAACAGGATGTTCGTCCCGCTCAGCAGCACATTGCGGACCAGAATGTCGTTGCTCAGGCCCGCGGCCGCGCCCAGCTCTTCCGTCGCGCCCGCCAGAATGTTATCGATGGCGTGCAGTTCCAGCAGATCCGTGATGGCCACATAGTCGCCCCACTGGGTCAGCTGAATGGTCACGCTTGTCATGCCCAGCTTCTTGCCGGTGGGAATGACGCCCTCGGTCAGCTTGGTGCATTTGCTCAGCGTGTTCATCCGGCGCAGCTCCAGCGTTCGTCCGTGGTTCGCCGGCAGGCTTTCCTTCCGGCCCAGCTGCGCGTAGATCAGCTTCGGACGGCTGTTGTCCAGGAGCCGCGTGTCATAGAAAATCTTCATGGTCGGACTCAGGTCGTCCGTCCCGCTGAAGGCAGTGTAGTCGCTGGCGTTATAGGCGTTCTGATAGCGCCCGGTGGCGTTCACCAGCGTGCCGGCGTCCGCGAACCACTGAAGGTCCATCGCCGGTTCGGCCTGCGCGTGAATCAGCCCGAGGGTGATCAGCACGGCCTGAATGATTCTGATAATCTTTTTCATGCCTCTGTTCCTCTCTTTCTCATTCGAAAGTCACTCTGCGTCCCAGCCGCGCCTGGCGGACCATCTCGTCCCGCTGTTTGCGCGTCAGGGACCTTGGATCAACGGTTACCGGTGCAGCCGCCGCCGCGTTTCCGCTCATGGCGCCCTCCGCCGGTCTCCGGCCGGCTGCCTGGATGGTCTGGCTTACCTGCTTCACGCCCTTCTGGATCCCGTAGGCGATGGCCTGCGGCATCATCTCGTTGTGATGGATCGCAAAGTAGGCCGCCTCCACCGGCACGCCCACATCCGGCCCTGTCATCCGCAGGAATTCCGGATTCTGCAGTTCTTTTTTCAGGTCGAAGTCAGGGAATCGCGCCTTCAGCGCCTCGCCCTGCTGAACCAGCTTCGCGAAGTGTTCCCGCATCCGGCTTTCTTCCAGCGACTGCTTTTCCGCCGCCTGCCGTTCCGCCAGTGCCTTCTCCATGGCCTTGAACTGCTTCAGGCCCTCGACCGTCATGCCTTTCTTCTCCGCCTCTTCTTCGTACAGGCTGTCGTCGTCCATGATCTGTTTGATCAGATCATCGTCGTTATCCACGCCTGCCCGCGTCCGGAGGATTTCCAGCATGGGCGCCAGTTTTTCCAGCTGTTTCGTCGCGTCCGCCTGATTCTTGAACCGGTCCTGAACCGCCCGCTGGACGTCGGCCCCGTATTCCTCGGCGAATTCGCCCTTCTTCAGCTGTTCCCATCTCTGGGCTTTCTCCCCGGTCTGCTCCTGTGCCTGCTGAGGCTGTGCCTGCTGCTCCTGCTTGGGCTGGCCCTGCCCTCTGGCGCCGGCATACTTATCCTTCAGCTCCGGGTGCTTTTTGACCTGGGTTTCGAGCGCTGCGGCGAGCCGCGCATCGACCTTTGTTCCGTCCGCTAAGGTTTCCCCCGCTACGGGTAGGCCGTTATCTGCCGCGTTGGATCCTTCGTCCCCGCCTCCGGCCGGTGCGGCTGCTGCCCCGCCTTCCGCGAAATACTGCAGATCCATTCTCAGAAAATCCATGTTTGTCTCCTTTCAGCCCGTCGGTGGGCGATCCCTTGTCCCTATTGTTTCACATTTTTGCGTAAAAGTGCAGGTACACCCCCGTCAGTCCGGCCGGCTGGCGTTCGCGCTTCTCTCCCGCGCCCGTTTGACGATCCTGTTCTCGTTCGGATCCGGCTCCCTGTCCGCCTCCGCCGACTTCATCGCCTCGATGCCGGATTCCTGATTTCCTCCGCCGGATGGCAGCATCCCTCCGCCGGCTCCGGCCATCGCTCCCTGCAGCGCCATTCCCAGTTCCTCCGCCAGCTCCGGCCGGTACTGCTGCGCCAGCTCCAGCGCGATCTGTCCGACCTTGCTCAGCGTTGTCAGCAGGTTCGCGTTCTTCCGGATCTTGCTGAGCAGCGTCTCCTTGCCTTTGAAGTCCATCATCTCCAGCGCCATGATAGCCATGTCCGCCATCTGCGGATTGAAGAATCCCCGGTTCATCAGGTCCAGCGCCAGCTCGTTCTGGCTCATCCGGGTGTAGGCGTTCTCCCGCTGCGCCCGAACCTCTACGTCGAATACCGGCAGCCGCATCCCTTCTTCCAGGCCCATGCCGCCCATGACCGTCTGCGGCTTCAGTCCCTGATTGCTGAAGTACCGGAATTCCTCTTCCCCGTTCTCCCCGATCAGCCGGAACTGCCGCGGCAGGTCATAGAACTGCCGGATCCGCTCGATCACCATCGTCACGATCAGGCTGTACGCCCGGTAGGCCGCCTTGGTGGAGTCCTTGCTGCTCCGCCCGCTGTCCTCCTTCAGGGCCGCGATAGCGCTGGCCGCCGTCACGCCGCTCGGCACGCCGCCGTTGTTGATGTCGTTGTTGCCAGTGATGAATTTGATCTCGTCGATCTTCCGCTCCAGCATGTTGAAGGCTTCCGCTCCCATGGTCACGCTGTCGATCTTCCGCGCCGTGTTTTCCGTCAGGTTTCGTACATGGACCAGCGGTTTGCTCACGTCCATGAATTCCGCCTCGTTCATCCCGCCGTCCTTCTGGACGAAGTGCCGCGGCGTCGCGTTGACCACCGCGTTCAGGATCATCGCCTGGTTCAGCGTGTCCACGTCGGCCTGCGCGTCCTTCGCAATGTCGATGTATCCGTATCCCGCCGGGCTTCCCTCGACCGGGAAAAGCGGATCCAGCACAAACGGATATTTCCCGTCTGTGTACCATCCCTCCGCCGACGCCTTCGGGTCGTCCTCGCTGGAATACAGAATGATGTCGTCCACGAATTTGCAGTATTGCAGCGTCTTCCGGCCGTTATAGTACGTGAAGTAGTACCAGTCCACGACGGCGCTTTTGTCGTCCTTGTTAACATAGTCGTCCGTCCGGTATTCCAGTGCCAGCAGCCGGTTGCTCTTCAGCCGTCCCCGCGTCTGCGGATACATCTGCTCCAGCATGTCGTTGTCCGCTTCCGTCACGTAGAAGATGTTTGTGCTGTCCTGGATGTCGTTGACTCCCGGCTCCCAGAACAGGTTCAACAGGTTGATCTTCCGGATGCTGATATCTCCCAGCCCGTTCATCTTCGCCGCGTCCCAGAATACGCCGTAGCCTCCGGTTCCCTCCTGCATCTTCTGCCAGCTGCAGTCGTTGTAGGTCTGCTCGAAGCCGTTGTTCTGCATCACGATCGGCACGATTTCGCTCAGCACCTTGGCCTCGTCCTTGTCGTCCTGCATCCTCGGCAGGATCAGCGGCTCCGGAAAGCTGTCGATGGCGTCCGCGTGCTTCCCGACGATGGAATTCCACAGCCAGCCCGTCGCGCTCTTCCGTTCGGTCGCGCCCCTGGTGCCCCGCTCTTCCTGAATCATCTCCCAGTTCCGCAGCTTCCACCACTGCTGAGCTTTGATAATCCGGCTGTCCACGCTGGCCTTGCCGGCCTTGTATTTGAGCAGCGTCGTCACGGCCTTGCTGATCCGCTCCCGGGTCATTCCCGGCCCGTCCTGCCGCTGGCCTCCGCTGAATACCGCTCCCTCCTCCGCCAGGAAGGATTCCACGCCCATTCGCTGGCCCTTCCGGAAGGCTTCGTCCTCCTCCGCCGTTCTCACCGGACGCTCAGCGATTCCCGGCAGGATCGCGCCCTGTTCTCCTCTCGCCTCGTTCATCTCGGCCATGCCCGGCTGCGGAGCATAGGCGCTGCCCAGCCCCCGAATTCCCGGCTGAGGCACGGCCCGGATGCTCGCCCCCGGAATTCCTGCCCGTGCCGCTTCCGGTTCTCTCCCCCGAAGCTCTGTCGGTCCGTAGGCCGAATCATCCCCGTATCCCGGCCGCCCGGCTCCCGTCGGATAAGCTCCCGGCCTCCCGGTTCCCGCCGGCACTCCCTGGCGGTTTCCGGCTCCCGCCGGCCGTTCCTGTCGTCCTCTCCTGAATCTGTCATACCATGCCATTTCCGTTTTCCTCCTCAATCCTGATGTTCTCCGGATACTGCTCCGCCATCATCCGCAGGCCCAGCATGGTGAATTCATATCCCTGCTGAGCCTTCAGCCGTGCCCACGGCCTTGGGATGAAGTGTATGTATGCTTCCCCCGGCGTGTCGTGCTTCCACTTCGCCCGCCCATCGCCTTTGCGCTCCATGTCCAGCAGCGTCCTCAGCAGGGTCTGTTCCAGCACGCTGATGCCCGCGCAGATGATGTCATGCCCGGCTTCTCCTCCGCCTGCGTGCCCTGTGATTTCGAGGCTCATCTCGTCCCGGTCGTATCGGATCGTCGTCACCACTCGCGCCTCCCTTTCATCATGGTCCCCAGGGGATCCGCTCCCCAGGCCGGTTCCTTCTCCTCAACCTCCACGATCGGCTCGATCGTGTTTTCCATCATGAGATAGCGCCACTCGTCGGCGGCATGGTCTTCTCCGTTGCTGTCCAGATCCTCGGCCTTGTTCTTGTCGTATTGCAGGGTCGGAATCGTCCGGATGAATTCCGTGCAGTTGGACGTCACATAGAACCGCGCCCGGCCCTCTTTGTCGAACTGCAGCCGGTAATGGCACTGCATCCATCCCGGAATCCGTTTCTTTTTGCTCGGGTTGTAATATATGCCCAGGCTCGCCGCCGTGTCCGCGATGCTCTTCCCGGTCTCGCTGTCGTCCCAGATGGCGCTGTCGGCCACTCCGAATATTTCCCGGCCCTCCAGCAGCGGGTGCTCCTCCTCCATCTTCCGGATCTCGAGAAAGATCCTCTGGCTCGGCCACTTCACGCCCACGTCCGGCAGGCTCGCGTTCCCGCTCTTCTGTACGCCGTATAGCTCCAGAAAGCGGTAAATCGTCCCGTCCTCGTCGATGGTGTACCATCCGTTGCTGAAAGGCTTTGCGTAGCCCCAGTCAAAGCTCCGGTAGATCGGCCAGTGCCGCGGAATCCGCTTGAACGGAGAAATAACATGCGTCCACAGCCGGTCTTCGTAATGCTCCGGATCGTTCCGGAATTCCTCAAAGAACTGGCCTTCGTATACGTTCCAGTCTCCCTCCAGCCATGCTTTCCGCAGCTTCGGCGGCAGGTTCTCCAGGAATCCGATGTAGTCCGGATCCTTCTCCATCAGCACCTTGTTGTCCGTCACCTTCGCCTGGATGAATTCATAGTCATCCGGGTTCTCCCGGCCCTCGAAGATCCTGTCCACGAACAGCCGCTTGATATAGGCGTGCCCCGGCCCTCCCGGGTTGCAGGTGTAGTAGATCCTGTGCGGAAAATCGTTCGCGCCGCGGCAGCTGGCCGCGATTTGTTTCAGCCATTCCGGCTCAAACTGCGTCGCCTCCTCGATGAAGATGATGTCGTACTCTACGCCCTGAAAGTGTTCGATGTCTGCCGCGTTGTCGCAGTATTCCAGCTTGATCGTCGCTCCGTTGTCGAATACGAACCGCCGGTCTGCCGGCACGTACTTCGCTAACCCGGTAAGCATCAGCTTCAGCTGGTCCAGATGGTTTTTCCGCAGGTCTTCCAGCGTCCGCCGGACAATGCAGATCCGGATTCCCTGACTGTATGGATCCGGCCGCCCGAATCTCCGCGCCATCCGGCAGGCTTTGTAGCGTACGATCCAGCTCTTTCCTCCGCCCCGCGCCCCGCCGTAGGCGATGTGTTTTTTCCTCGCCCTGCAGAACAGCGCCTGTTTTGCCGTCAGCTCGAATTTGATGATCCGCTTCTCAGCCATCCAGTTCTTCCCCTTCCGGCTCTGTCGTCTCCCAGATCACGCCGCCTCCGCCGCTCAGGCCCTCGGCCCTGCGCCGCTTTTCGTCTTCCCACTTCTCCCGGTCCAGCTTGGATTTGGCCGTGTCCATCTTCTTCCGGAAGGCGAATTCCTTTTTCTGCATGTCCTGATCCAGCGTCGGCAGTTTGTGCAGATCCCTTTGTGTCCGCGCGGTGGTCTCGATGGCCTTGCTGATGGCGTCCGCCGGTTTTCCGTCGTTCTTCCCGCCCATCAGCAGGTCGGGGTTCTCGCTGATCCGCGCCGCCAGCGCCATCAGCGCCTTGGCCATGCTCTCGTTGGCCGCGATCAGCATCTCCAGCTGCTCCACCTTCGCGCGCACGATGCGCGCGCGCGTCGCCGTCTTCACTTCGTCCTCGATTTGTCCTTTCTCTTTCCTCCAGCCTTCTTTATATGCGCGATTCCGGATTGTTTTCTCGCTCAGGTGGTATTTCTCGGCCAGCTCGCTATAGGTCACGCCGCCCTTCAGCCAGGCTGCCTTGATCCGCCCCCATTGCGTAGCCACTTTCTCACCCCCTGCCCCTTATTGTTTCAGATTTTGCCCAAAAAATGCAGGTACACCCTCCGCCCGGCGCCCGGCCCCGGAAAAAGGCCAGAAAAAAAGGCGGACCGTTTCCGGTCTGCCCTCCCTCAGCCTGTTCCCCCGGCTGTTCGGTTTATGTCTTCTCTGTTCCCGGGTTTGCGCTTGCTTCCATCCTGGCTGTTTTCGCTTCCCCGGCCTTCCCGGTTCCGGCTGCTTTTCCTGCGCCCGGTCCGGTTTCCGCTTTAGCCGCTGTCTCCCGGCCCATCTTTCGCCACTTGCTCCGTACGGCCAGCTCTTTTTCGTAGCTGGTAACCTTGTAGCCGACCAGGATGCTCCGGCCCTCGACTCCGTCCGGATCCTTTACCGGCCGGTCGGATACGATGAACCGCAGGGTCCTCATATCCAGCTTGTAGCCCGGTTCGAAGTCTTTCACCTGCTTCAGCAGCTCCAGAATCCTCCGCCCGATATAGAGCGCCTTCTGCTTCTCGTTGTTCCCGATCAGGAACCCGGTTGAGTATTGTCCGTATTTCTTTCTCCGCATGATCTGAAACACGCCTTGCTCCTCCTCTCTTCAGTTTTTCCCAGATTGGCAACCCGCCGCATTACGCAGCGGATGTATACCCCGTCCACGATGTCGCTCTGATAGATGCTGCATTTTTTCAGCATCCACCCCGGATACACCTTCGCCATGATTTCCTCGGCCTCTTGCCGGAATCCCCTGGCGATCTTCTTCACCCGACCATTGGACACCTTCGTGTCGCTGGTCCGTACCTTCGGTTTTGTCAGGTTCCGGCTGCTGCACCACTGCCGCCGGTTCCCCGGGTGGCTCGCCATGTACCGCGCGATTTCCTCCACTTCGTCCCGGCCCGGCTTCTTCCGGTATCCCTTGGCCCAGAGTTCCTTCGCGATGTACAGCACCGCGCCCTCCAGCTTCCCGTCCGCCGTCTCCAGGCGCTCGATCTTCGCCATCCCTCCGCCGGTCTCCCGGTTTCCGCTATTCCGGCCGCCGCGCTTCCTGTCCCAGATTCTCTGTATTTCTTCCCAGCTCAGCCCGCCGGTCATCAGCATATGAACATGGATCCGTTCCCGGCCCTCGCCGCCTTCGATCGCGTACATGTACTTGACTTTCGGCAGGCCCTTCCGCCGCCGGGCCGTCCGGATCCGGCTGATGAAATTGGTCACGTCCGCCTGGCAGCGTTCGTAGGTCGGCTCCTCTCCCTTGTAGGTCAGATGCACAAAGTAGTCGTCCTGGGAGAAGTTGGCCTCCGCCAGCAGGATGTGCCACCGGATGGACCGTGCATGGTTCGCCCGTTCCTGAGCCTCCCGGGTCTGATGCTTCCGGGCCGCCCGCAGGATCCCCATCTTCTCCCGGCCGTATGCGGGGAAGATCTCCGCCTCGATCCGGTCCCCGGCCCGGGTCGTCCGCGTCCGGTATCCCATCTTGCCCACCCGGATTGTCGTCGGCTCAGACCGCCAGTAGTCGGTCATCAGGTCGTCCGCTTCCGGGTTGAACTGATCAAACAGTCCTTCATACTCCCAGCTCATGGACGCCCCTCCTTCCCGATCGTACTTTGTATGGTTCACCTGTCGTACTTTGTGCGATGCCTGCCGGCTGACTACTCGCTCAGGGACACCAGGGCGGGCGCCGGCTGTCGTGTATTGTTACCGTCTTCCCGCCCTGGTTTCCCCGAGACCCCTTCCCGGATCATCAGAAAAAGATTCGTCCGGCTGCCGTCGTCCGACTTCCGGATCTCTCCGCTCCTGATCGTCCCTCTGACTCTGACACCAAAACCTTTGATTATTTAATACTCATTACAAGCCCTCTATGAGGGAACCCATCCCCTCGCTTCGGGCCTCCGCCCCGGGTCCTGATGATTCGCTTCCTCTTAGCCGTTCGCTTCCGGAATGACGCGGTTCTCAATCTTCTGGTATGCGTCCAGATACCATTCCTGTCTGTCCCCGTTGTATGTCAGTTCGTAATACATGCCGTCTTCCAGCGTCGTGCTGATCAGATACTTCCAGTTCTGCAGCGCCTTCGCTTTCCATACGATATAGGTTTTGAATTCCAGCGCCGGTCCTAACTCTTCCAGTTTTTCCATGACGTAATTCGATACCAGGATCATAGCCTCGCTGTCCATGCTGTCTTTCACCCCCTTCCTTTCTATTCCTTCGGCCACTTCACGGCATGCCCGCACTTCCAGCAGTATTTCCCCTTCCGGTTCAGCCTGCGTCCGCAGGTTCCGCAGTGCCACACGGTTAATGTGGCGGTAAAATCGCGTTCCGGCTCCGTCGGTTCCTGCCTGCTCAGCGCTCGGACGGCCTCCGCGAATGCCGTTTCATACTCCATCGGATAATGCCATTCAATCTCAGAAATGGCGACCTGGATGATTCTGATCGCTTCTTTGTTTGTCATCTTCCGTACCTTTATAATCTATTTTCTTTCCGCAAAACGGGCAGTATCTCCAACCTTTTTGCTTCAGCATATCAAGACTCGGCACAATCCCCGGAAGCGCCATCATTCCATTGCAATTCCCGCATCTCCATGACCAATCGTCAAAAACCAGTTTTGTCATTCACAGAAGCCCTTTCTCTCTCTGGATCTTCCGCGGCTGCTTCCAGCCTCCGGATCCATCGCTCATATTTTTCTCTGCGGATTTTGCAAACCTCAGCCTGATTGATATCCAGCATTTGAATACACAGGCCAACATCTGCAATCTCTTCCAAAAGCTTGTCATAGGCATCTTCCTGGCTGATCGGCGTAACGTTTTTACCGTCATATGCTCTCCGGAGCTTCAACGCGGCCTGGGCCAGCTCTGAGGCTTCCTCCGCCAGCCCGGCCAGCAGTTCCAACACGCCCAGTTTCTGCCTAATATAGTCCCTCTGCGTCATCATCGTCCTCCCGCCTCTTCCCGTCAGCACAGAACCATTTTTCGTCTGGGTTTTCGCAATGATCTATTGTGCATTCGCTTACAACATCTTCAGTCAGTCCGTAGTCACGATGGTGAATGCAATCCTTGCACCTGACAAGTTCTTGCGGCCTGTCTGCTATTTCTTCTTCCATGATTTCATCGGAAATCTTTACGATGTATTCACGAATCATCCCGCGTTACCCCCTGACGACCTGCATATCCTTAATCATGGCCGCATAGGTCTGCAGCATCATCGAAGCGCGTCCGAGCGAATATTCTTCCCGTTCGTCCTCCGCGCACTCTGCCAGCTTATCCAGAAACTTCGCCAGATTCTCAGCGGCCCGGATCTCCTCCATCGCTTCCTTGACGGTCATTTTGCCAACTCCTTTGCGGCCTCGCGGAAAGCCTTCTCCCTGATCAGGATCTCCTGCTGCTCCCGATAAACCTCGCTCAGCAGCTGGAGCTTCGCCTCGTAAAGCGAGTCCGGCCGGATGTTCCTCTTTTCCAGCGCATCCATCAGCCGGTCGTACTGCCGTTCCGTGATGGCCCCGCATCCATAGGCGTCCTGAATATCCGCGTAGCTCCGGTATTCTCCCAGGGCTTTTTCTCCCTTCGCCCGCTCTCGCTCCTGACGCTTTTCTTCCTTCTTCATGACTTTTTCCGTCAGTGCCCCAAGCTCGCCGAGCCACCATTCTCTCATGGCGATGTCTACATCTTTGTTCATCTTTCAACACGCTTCCCTTTCAGTCAGTTTCCTTTTCCTTCCGGATTGCGTCTGCCAGCCGGTCCTCCGCCGTTCTCGTCCACTGTCTGTACAGCCCTTCCTTTTCCATCTCATCGGCCATCTCTTCCAGCGCCTTTGCGATGACCCTGGCCTTCTCCGGGTTCTGTATGTACAATCCGAAGATCGGTTCTATTTTTTCCTTCACGTCCGCTGCGATTGGTTCCCCCACGCCTGCTTTTCGATCTGCCACCGCGAATAAGAACAGGCTTTTCTCTCCATCTACATTGTAAAGAAATCTCCCGTGCCCTTCCGCGATTTTATAAATCGGTATGCCCTTTTTCTTTTCTTCCTTCTTTCCCATGTTCAGGCTCCCTCCCTCAGCAGCTCGTCCATGCTGATCTGCTGATTGCTCAGCACATATCCGCCGTCCGGATCTTTCCCCAGATAGATGTCCAGCGGAGCGCCGCCGCTCATTTTCACCTTTCTCGGCACATCGTATGTTACGTGGAATCCAATCTTCGGCATGATTCCTGTCACGCCGTGTTCATCTCCCACCTTCATCAGCTCAAAGTCGATCTTCGCGCTGACGCTCCCCTTTGCCCGGCCCTCCGTTTCCATCAGGCCCAGCACCTGATTCATGGCCGCGTCAATCATCACCCGCAGTTCTCTGAAAGCCTCACTGTCTATGCTGACTTCCTGCGTGCCTTCTTCCTTCTTTCTGTCCTTCATGTTTTGTTACTCCCTTTCCTTATTATCCCAGTTGTCATCTGCTTTTTTGCTCATTGTCAGTCCTCCTCTGGGTAGATCGTCACGCCTATGTGCCTGCCAAGGAACCGCAGGCCATAGTTTGTCAGTCTGTAACAGGGCAGTTTTTCAGGCACGGTCGGTTCCGTCTTCTCTGTGATTCCGAGCGCCCCGCTGAAATAATCCAGATACTTGTTTGCGCCAGCCCAGTAATTACGATAAGGCCTGTAGAATATCTTCCCATGCCGCTTGTACGCATGGCGTACTCCCTCCGGCCACATCCCGACCATGTGCATCATGTTTGATAATGCGGTTTGCAGGTTCCATCCCTTGTTCCTGAAATCATCTTCCACACCCATATCCGTTCCCATATCGCCCAGGTATTCCGAATATTCCTCCTGCATCCGGTCAAGCTGCTTTCGCGTGAACCGGCATCCGTAACTTCCATCCTTGAATTCCCTCTGATCCTCTTCACCGGCGAAGCAGTCAGGATAATCTCCTGCCTCGCTCCGCTCCGGCTGGTATTGGCATCTGTCGCATTTCATTCAGGCTCCACTTCCTCCTCAACCCAGCCCGTATTTCCGCATCTTCCCCAAAATCGGATTGAACAGCACGATTTCCCCGCCGACCTTCCCGGCCACCGCCCTGGCGTGCTGCACGTTCCGGGTCTGCCACGCGTCGTACGGGCTGATGGCCCACTGCAAATTTCCGAACGCCGTCCGGCATTGCAGATACTCCCCGTTCTTCCGGATGACCAGAGTCGTTTTCAGTCTGATATCCATCTTCCGCCCGCGCTGTTACGCGCGCCCTCACCATTCGTATTCAATGTAGCCGTTCCGCATGATCGGTATATCCCTCCGCCCGGCGTGCGGATAAGTGTCTACGTGCCGGCTGAAGGCTTCCACCGTCCGCGTCGTCACTTTCGGGCAGTCTGTCAGCCTTCCGTTCCTTCTCATGGCCATCAGCATCGGGTCCTGATTCACCAGATGGATGACTTCCTCCCGGACTTCCCGTCCCTCCGCCGTCCATCCGGTCACGATCGTCTTCTCATACCTCAGGATCATGTTCGTTTTCCTCCCCCGTTTCGATTCTTTCCGGCCACGGCCCATCCGGCCACGGCTCGTCCTGGCTCAGATCCTCCAAATCCAGCCCCTCCCCGGCCATGATCTTCTCCTGCCATTCCCGGATCCGGCTCCGTACCTGCGGATCCTCCAGCGCCTGCCGGTTCGTCTCCGCGAATCTCCGCAGGCTGTCCCCGACGGCCCCGGCCTCGATCTGCCGGATCATCTCCCGGATGACGTTACATTTCATCTCCTGCTCCAGATAGGCAATGTCGTATCCCTCCAGCGCCAGCCGTCCGGATCCGTTCTTGCTCATGTTCAGCTTGATGGCTTCCATCAGCCGCAGGCATTCTTCAAGCACCAACCTTTTCGTGATTTCCCGCATAACGGCCATTCCGTTGTTCCTCTCTTTCCTTTATTTTCCGTTCCTTTGCGGCCCGTATCCGCTCTTCCGCTTCCGCTTCCTCAATTTTCATGCTCAGATCCGCTATCTGGGCCTCGACGGCAATGATCAGATAGCTGTACTCCTTTTCCATCCACTCCACGGCGTACTGCCGGTTCCCTTCCAGCGCTTCCCGCCGTTCGCTGATGACCTGCAGTTCCTCCCGGATCGTGTCCCTGGCTCTCTTCAGCCGCTCGCTGTGCGGTATTTCCATCCTTATTCGTCCTCCTCCCAGGCAAAGTGTTTCCAGCTCAGATAGTGTTCGCACCGCCGGAAGCATTGCGTTTCGCAGTAGCATCTCTGCTGCAGTTCCCGCATCTGAGGCGTCGGGTAATGGATCGTCGTCCACTTCGCGTCTCCGACGTGCGCCCTGCAGCTGATGTCCAGCTCGCTGTAGTGCAGGAACAGCGGGCACATGCCCTTTTCCAGTTCCTCCCGCCTCTGGTTGCGCCTTCTGCCCATCTCTCCTTGCTCCCCTGTTTCCGCCTGTCTCTTCCGAAACTTAGTAGATGATTCGTCCGTCCCTTGATTTTCCTTGGTTCCTGCCCGGTTTCCTTAGCAGATGTTCACCGGTCCCCGCCGGCTGGCGGGATCATCCTCCGCCGCTCGCTCTTCCGTGCCCGCCGGAATCGTCCTCCCACCGGGCATGTGGCGAAATGGCTCACGTAGGCCTCCAGCAGGTTCGCGTCCGGATCGTCGTCCGCGTCCCCGGCCAGCTCCCCGAATACAATCCTGCCGTCCTTCATGACGTAGGTTCTCCCCTTCGGATCCTGCCGTACGTATACCGGCTCCGGATCGCAGGGAATCGTCTTTCCCGAGCAGGCTTTAATGAAAATGATTTCCTTTCCGCATCCCCGGCACTGTACCGGCTGTGTCACGTTCGCTTTGTAGGCCATGCCCCTGTTCCTCCTTATCGATCGTTCTCTGTTTTCTGTGCCGGCCAGTTCCCCGACGCGATTCTCTCTTCCCGGATCAGTCCCTTTCGCAGCTTCCAGATCAGCGCCTTCGGATCCCTGGATCCCATGTCCAGCAGATACCTTGTCGGATCCTTTCCTTCCAGGATCATCTTCTCAGCCGTTGCCCGAACCTCCGGCGTCAGGATCCGCTTCCACCCGTTGACTGCCTTTCCGGTCGCGCTTCCGTCCGTGATCTGTTCCCGCGGCCGTCCGAGTTCTTCCACCTGCAGCCGCCACCATGTCCCGCCGGGTGACACGTAGCCCAGATCATGCAGGTTTTCCAGCACGCTGTCCCCGGCTCTCTCGACCTCCCGGCATTTCTTCGCCAGCTCTTTCCGGTTCATTGCGGCCTCCCGTACCCTGCGCCGGTCCATGTCACGTGCTGGTTGGTCATCGGATAGACCACCGTCGCGGCGTTGTCCCAGGCTTTCCTGTCCAGATATTCCTCGATGCCGTAGGTGACGGCCGCCGTCAGGGCCGCCACGACCACTATGATCAGAATCATGGCTTTCCACGACGCGCTTTTCGTGCTATACTGTTTCCGAACGTTGTTCATGGCCTCCGGGCCATAGCCTCCCGATGTTCCCCTTATCGGGAGGCTTTTTATTGTGTTCATCATTTCTTGTCCCATCCTTTTTCATATTCATATACCGGGTTCTCGAAGCTCCCGTTCCGCTCGTAGTAGACCACCTGCTCCGGATGGCTCCGCCTTTCCCTGGCGTATTGCACGCACTCGGCCCATGACGGCCGGCTGGCGTATACTTTCTCTTCTCCGCCGATCCATCCGCTCGCCGGGCCGTAGGTCGTCTTCGCGTGCTGTCTGACCCGGCCAAGTTCGTCCTTCCTCGTGTCTTCCTCGAAGATGATCGGCCGGGTGCATACCGCGATCGCGTCCTCCCTGAATCCGTTCTCCTTCAGCCAGATCCCGGAGATCTCGATGATCCATCCCTTGCGTCCGGCTTTCTGTTCCTCCGCCGGAATCACCGGTGTCCCCGTCTCTCCCAGCATCTCGAACATGCTCATCTGCCCCGGCAGTCCCTGTTCCACGCCTTCCCCTCCTATGCCCGCCGTCTTCCGATCGGCCGCCGGGCGATTTTCCCGTCGTTCCGCGGTATCACCAGTATCTTCTGATCCTGCCAGGCTTCCAGCCCGCTCTCCGGCACGCGCAGGCTCTGGTATCTCCCTCCGCTGCCGACGTTGATGCACCCCGGCATTTCCAGCATCCGGCTCCGCGCTGTCTGTACGGCGATTCCCAGAATTTCCGCCACTTCCTTCGGCTTCAGGTACCGTTCCTTTCCGGCCATGCTCATGCTCCTCTCTTTCCCGCTTCCGTCGCTTTGGCAAAAAGATAGCCGTCCAGAAACGCCTGGTCCTCCGCCGACAGCGCTTTGATCTGCGCTTTGTAGTCGGCCTTGTCCGGCGTCCGCTGAACGGCCTGCTTCTCCTGTTCCTTCCCCTGGCATATCTCGCCGGTCTTGGTATTCCCGGCGACGACGGTCTCCTGATGGACGACCTGCTCTTCGTTGTTGATGACGTTCTTGGTTATCATGTTCGTTCTCCTCTCCACTCTGTCCCGTTCGCTTCTTCCGTCCCCGGCTCAGTCCATGTTGGCCAGCATCTCAAGGGTTGCCATGTTGTCGTTGATCCCCTCTTCGATCCCGGCCGCGATATCGTCCGCCAGCTCCTTGGCCAGATAGTCGTCCAGCTGTTCCCGGACGATCTGCATGATTAGCTGTACCTGCCTCTCGTTCATGTCCTCGCCCTCCCTGTTTGTTTGCCTGTGGTTATGTCCACATTATATTCACACTTATTGTGGTTGTCAACACATTTTATTAATATTTTGTGGTTGCATCCACATTTATTTTCATTTATAATGATCCGGAAGGAGTGATGCAGCTATGAAAGACAGAATAAAAGCCATCAGAAAAAATACTAACTTAACCCAAACGGAATTCGCTCAGAAGCTCGGCGTATCTCGAGATGTTATCGCAACTTATGAATCTGGTCGGGTTGTCCCTCAGGATGCAATCCTCAAACTCATATCCAAAGAATTTAACGTCTCCTACGCTTGGCTGAAGAACGGAGAAGGCCCCATGGAGGATCCGCTCCCGGACGACGCCGCCCTGGATCGGATCACAGAGACCTACCGCGCCCTGCCGGAACGCCTCATGGCCATGGTGGATGTGCTGGCGTCCATGGATCCGGAATGGTATAAGACGCTGGACGCGGCCTTCGAGGAGCTGGAAAAGCGCAAAAAACAAAAGGGAGGCGTCGGTTAAACGCCTCCCTGTCTTTTTCCGGCCTCCGGCTTCACTTCCGGACCAGTTTCCGGATCAGCTGGTAAATCAGCTTCAGTTCATCCCGGCCCAGGAGCTTCAGATGCGCGACGATCGCGCTGATCAGATCTTCCATTGCGTTTCTTCTCCTTTCTCTGGAATTGGGTTCCGCAATGGTTTTGCCTCTGAATCTTCTGATTCCCTCCGGATATGTCAGGATTGTTATTTTATTGTGAAAGGAGTTTGTCATCATGCCCCGTAAAACACCGCAAAAGCCCCCGCGCTCGGACGGCCGGTTCCAGCGAAAATATAAGGGAAAGTACTTTTATGCCGATACGGACGAGGAGGCCAGACGCCTCCGGGATGAGTATAAGTATCAGTGCGAACACGGCATTGACCAGATCCGTCATGTGACAGTCTCAGATTATGCCGCCGAATGGCTGCCGGTCGCCAAGGCCGCCGTGTCGGATAAATGCTATAACGATTATGCCGTCCAGCTGGAGGCCCTGACGGCCGTCTGCGGCGATAAGTATATGGACGCTGTTCTCCCGAAGGATATTCAAAAGGTTTGGCAGCATTACCTGAATTATTCGGAATCCACCATCCACCGGGCGAGGATGCTGTTCACAGCGCTCTTCGCCTCCGGGATCGAAAACGGCTTCTGCCGCTCGAATCCGGTCTGTAAGGATTCCGCCCGGCCTCACAAGGGAACCGCCGGCACACACCGCGCCCTGGAAGCCTGGGAGCGTGAAGTCATCGAAACCTTCCCCCACCGGATGCAGGCCCCGGCCATGCTGATGCTCTATGCCGGCCTCCGCCGCGGCGAAATGCTCGCCTTTACCGGCAAGGATGTGAGGGACGATATTCTC